ACTTTACGCTGTATCCCAGGGCCAGGAGCCGCGCTTCGAGAGCGAGCGCCTCGTAGTACAGGTCGTCCCGAGACGTAAAGTGACTGATGCTCGGGCGCATCATCATGGTTTCACCCGCCAGCGCCACCAGACGCCACGGTGCGAAGGCCAGAATCAGTGTGAGAAGGACGGCCAGCAGGTGCGACTTCATTTGAGACTCGCTTCGTGCGCGTGCCAGTGAGCCAAGCGTTCAGCTTCCGCAACGGGATCCAGTCCTTGCGGCAGTCCGACCCATCGTGTGGTGTGCGGAGATTTGTCCGTGCCTTTGTTCGCCGGGATGTGCTCCACAGCGTTCGTCCATCCGCCCGCTTCTGCCGCACGCTTGATGTCCGAGTGGCTATCGTAGCGCTTGGGCGTTCCGTCGGGATTGCATAACGCGTTCTTGATGTAGAGACCGCCAGGGATGGAATCGTCAACGACACCGTTTGCCGATCCGGGGAGCCAGCAGCGCAGCTGGAGCCCGTCGCAGAGGTCTTGATCGCACGGAAGATCCGGCGAGTTGATCGGTTCGAGCAAATCTTCGACGATATGCCCGCAGATGTTGCAGCGCCGGTCATACATCGGCACGGGAGTCTCCCTTTGACGCGTAGCCGTTCGCCGCGTTGAACCCTTTGATGCTGAACGACCCTGAGCTCGGTCGACGCACCATCAGCTGTCCACACGGATAGTGATATTGGCCGTCCTTGTGCGCGTCGTCAGTCAGCCGCTCGACCAACGCCCCACACCGTTGACAGACATACTCGAAGATTGGCATTAGCGGTACCCTCCAGTCACGCTGACGCGTTCCGATGTGAGAAAACGCACCCAGATGTTTGCCGTGCCCTGCACAGCGACGGCAATAGCGGCATACTTCGGCGGTAGTACCCCCGACAACACGCCTGCGATTTGCGCCGCTCCACCAATCACGTTCACCCAGAACGTCTTGGACTTCAGAATGGATTTGGTCCAGAACATCATGCGCCACCCATCTCACGGCTACGAGTCGCGACCTTCGGGGCCATATGCCAGTTGGGGTGCGCGGGCGGCTGTTGGCCGTTCGGGACAGGCCCCGGTCCACCGGGCGGCGGAGGTCCAGGCGGCATCCCTGGAGGAGCCGGCATTCCGGGATTCGGCAGGTTATCCAACACTTGCTTAGCCTGTTCGATGGTCTGAGGATCCGGGAATTCGCCCATCTTCATCAGCATCGCGATGACGAGCGGGTTCGTCATGTCTTCCTTGCCGGCGAAGGTCATCGAGAGTTTCATCTCAGGCGACTTCGGCTGCGGTTTGGTCATGATGGCTTTCGGGTCCAATCCACTCAGTTCGAGGATCTGCGCGATGATCGGTTCGGGATTGACGAACCCCGACTGCACCGTCATGTTCAGCACTTTCATCAGCTTGGCGATCTGCTGATCGGCATCGAGTAGAACCGTCGAGTCAGGCACGATGTTGAGCACGAGGTCGTGGAGGATCGCCTTTTGATCCCACGCCTGCATCATGTCTGACTTTTCCTGCGGCGTCAGAACGGAGAAGTCCGAATACAGCACCAACAGCCCCGCCAGAATCTCCGCCAGATTGACGAAAAACTGTGCGACGAAGCCCCGCTCCTGCCCAATGCGCGTGCTGAAGTTCTGCTGGACGATGTCCGCTTCACCCGCGGTATGTCGACCGGGCTGCGTGGTGCCCAGCTGGTTCGGGCCAACCTGCCAAGACTCCATCAGGTCCATTTTTACGGCCTGATCGAACTCCAAGTTCTCCGACGGATACGAGGCTCGGGCAACCTCGCCGATCGCACGGTCGCCGGGGCCGTTCGTCGGCAACATGCCCTGCACAATCCCGCGCATCAGGTTGCCCTGGAGGTCCTGATCGATTCGGTTCACGTCGAACCAGCGAATCGGGATGCTGCGCTGACGGTTCTGAAACATCTGCGAGCGCGACCGACGCATGTCGTTGACTTGCGGACGACCGGCCTGAGAGTCTGACGGCGGAACGGGATTGTCGGTGATGTAGGTCAGGGTCATGACCTGAATGGGCAGCTTACAGACGCCCACGTATTTTCGCGTCATGGGGCTATAGCGCTGACCTTTGTAGGGTTCGTGAATCACCGGATCCGTCAACCCATCCACGAACACCAACCGCCAAATGGCCTTGAAGTTCTTCTCGTTCGGGTCCATGCGATAGCGCCAGTAGAAAATCTCGGAAAACGACACCTGATCGAGGTCCTCTTTCGGCAGTTTGTTCTCTTGCCGGGAACGGAGGTCTGGACTGCCGTCCGATACCGCGGATTCTACGACTTGCGCCAACTGATCGCGGTTCAGTTTGAAGTCCACCTGAGCGACGGCCTTCGTACACGTCCCTCGACGGCCCATGTAATCCGCGTTGTTGAAGTCCGAACCCGTGAATTCCGACGGCCACAACAGATCTTTCGGAGAAATTCGGTCGATGCAGAACATGTCGCTGAGGGGACGTGCGACATCGGCCATCGGATTGGCGGGACCAGGAACTGCAGACCCATCAGCCGCGAGAGCCGCGTTGGGATCGCCGGGAAGAGGCGTCGTAGGAACCTGACTCGGAGCCGCGGCAGGAGCCGGCAGCATCGGATCGTTCAGCGGGAGTTGAACCGTATCAAAGCGGGCCTGATACGTCACGATCGCCGCCGCAATGCCGCTGGCGTTTACAACGTCATTCAGGCATTCGTTCATCGCGACGGCTGTGTTGGCGCGTTTCGGCCCGAGCTCGTAGTTCAGCTGCTTGAGGAAGGGCGCGATGGCCGGCGCAAACGTGTCGGAGACATGCGTGCCGCGAATCGTCGGCACCTGCGAGAACAGGTTTGCCGTTTTCGTCTTCGTAAGAGACCAATCCGGGTTAATACTCGACTGAAGATCAGCGTCGATGTCCAGACCCTCCGTATAGAGGGGTACAGGCTGACCCAACCGAATGTCGACGTTGCGCTTCCAGTCGTTGAGGAAGGACTTCTTGTGCTCGATGGAGTTTTTGGCTCGCGTATTTAGCTTGTCCGCGATCTCCTTGTTGAGCGCCTGAGCCGTGGCCGCGGACGCAACGGGAGGAGCCGCCGTAGGTTGAACGGCTTGCATGTCAGTGACGCCGGAAGTCAAATTCAGGTTGGTCATAAGGTCCTTCTAGCTTACCACGCGTTAGTAGTGGCGACGAGCCGCAACTTTCGGCTGCATCCATCGGGGCACAGACACCGTCGAGCGCGATCGGGAGGGCACGGCCATCCCCATACAGAAATAGGCGAGCGCGACGACGTAATGATCGTTGCCGTCGCCGATCCGTTCAGGGTGGTTGGGGTCACGACGCAGCTGCGGGAGCGTCTGAATGAGTTTCGGGCACCCGTAAACAGTTTTCGCATCGACAATCTGTAGCTGGGGACGTCCGTCAATCAGAGTGTTGAGGTATTCGTGGACGGCGTAACCGAAAAGGGCGCGATCGTTCTTCATCGGGGTGACGGGAACGCCGTTCTGCTCGAAAATCTCGCCGATCGAATAGTCCTGACCGTCCTTCATGTTCATGGTCGGGTCACAGAAGGACTCGGTGATTCGCATCCCGCGCGATTCACGCTTGATATCGAGGGCGACGTCCTTCGCGAGCGTCCGTTTCCACGTCCGCTCCATGAAGACGATGGCACGTTTGTTCGGCAACATCGCGATCCACAGGCAGACCGCGGGATCAGGGTCGTAGCCCCAATCGATCGCCCGGTAGATGTTGAACCATTTGAAATCGAGAATGGGCCGTTCTTGGCCGTCCTCGTCTCGCCACTTCGGGAGCGTACTGACGGTGTGCCAGGGCACCAGTTGCATGTCGTCGTCACCGACGTGAACCAGTTTCTGTTTGCAGAAGTCTGAAAAATACGCGCCTTCGTCCACGCGTTCGCCGTCGAGCCATGCGCGCCGAACGTGCTCAGGCAGGTTGGCGAGTTTCGCGCGATACGCCTTCACGTCCAGATGGTCGTTGTCTTCGAGGCGCGAGAAGATCATCTGATAGTCGGCGGGGTTGTACTCGGGATAGTCTTCCGGGTCGACCGTGTGGTCCACGAACCACGCATACATCCAGTCGGCCCCTTCGCCCAACGGATTGCTGCCAGCGCGCACGACCGCTTGATACCCCGCATCCGCCGGCGCACGACAGGCCGCACTGATCATCAGGAACATCTTCAGTGAGAACGTCGAGAGCTCGTCAAACACAATGAGGCCGTATTGCGCCGACAGGAAGTTCAGCACGTCGGCTTCCGTCTCGCAGTGGCGAAAGCTGATGGTTGAACCGTTTGGGAAGTGCGCGGTGAAGGTCGTCTTGAGGAATTCACCCCCGAGCAGCTTCATCTCCCGTTCGATGTAGTTCAAGTGAGACTCACGAAGCTCAGGCATCGTCCGGCGCAGAATGAGCGCTCGGAAGTTTGGAATCATCAGGCAGCGGAGGATGGCGTCGAATCGCAGTTGGGTGGACTTGCCCGTGCCACGTGGACCGAGTGCCAGCAGGTTCGGACACTCGGACGCGTGAAACTCTGGCTGATGCAGCTTCGGATCCGGCCGATAGAGCTCGACGGGCTCCCCAGCTTCGTTCAGCACGGTCAGTGCTTCTTCCACCTACTTGTCCTCTGTCGCGGACACGTCGATGACGGGTTCTTTCGTGGCGTCAACTCCGCCCACTCGAATCCCGATCATCACACGAGGACCGCCCTGACCGGCGTCAGTGACCTTGGGCTCGATGATGCGCGCGCCCTCCCCAGACATTCGCTCTATCGCCCACTGCGCGCCCTTCATGGCGATCTCTTTGCCATCCATCGAGCCATGCGCCAGGGCCTCCTCCGTTGCCTTCATGTGGACCTCGACGTAGCGGCTCGCATTCGCTCGAAAGGCTTCCTGCGCCTCTTCGATCATGGACCGAACCGCCTCTTTCGAGCGGCGAAGGGCTCGCGCTAAACCGTTGATTTGACTGGGTCTTAGCTCGCCCGGTTGGTCTAAGACGACCTGGGCGACTAGGTTTTTCTCGGCGACGGTCAAGGGACCGACCCGCTTGAGCGACTGACGTGTGCCCATTACGACTCCCTATGGGAGATGACTTGCAAGATCTGTGCCATGATCTGGTCTATCCCGAGACATGCGTCGATTAGACGTCCGATTCTACGCATGGCACCCTCCTTGCAAACTGGATTCGTATGGAAACCACTTCTGAACGCCGCTACAAGTTCATTCCGGTCACGGATGTCGACATCGTCTACCTCGGCGGGGTGACGGATACTATCACCTACACCGAAAAGGACCGCGCTGAAGACACTCCTGAGGCCCTCTCCATCTGGGTTCACGACGCCAAGACGAACACCTTCGTCGAACGTCTGACGTGCCTCAAACGGAACATGTTGTCCTACCGATTCCGAAAACGCTTGCTGAAGGTTGAGAACCGCACGCCGCTTCCGGTCGATCAAGCGGACGCCCCGACCAGCGACTAGCGTCAGAGGGAGGTGTGACTGCCGAGTGGCGCACGGTGGAGCGTCCATTCGTAGTCTAACAAGGTTGGCACAACGCTTGCAACACGTCATTCTGGAGGTACGGATGAGTCCCAATCCGTCGGTGGTCTGCCCTCGTCGAGTCGTTGTTCGCCATACTGCAGGCCCCTTCACAGGCATTTCACAGATCACCGGTATCTGGGAACCCCGCCCAGATCACGAAGTTCCGACGTTCGTTCCGGGCGTCCGAGTGGCTGGTGATCGACGCACCTACGGTATTGAGCTCGTCCGTGTCTCCGATGTCGCGTTCCACTACCAGGAAGTGCAGCCGCCCTTGCCGGAGGCATGGATGCCGTTTGCAGGAGGACCTCAGTGACCGATCACATCAAGGACATTCCGCCGAACCCCAATTCGATTGAAAATGGGGCAATCGATCCGCAGCCCGAGAAGGGTCAGCAGGGCAGCGTGTGGCGCGCGATCATCAGTTGGCTGAAGGGGTGGCGCTCATGATCTGGGGCATCTCCCTGGGGAGGCACGATTACATCTACGCGAACGGCGGTCCATACGCGGGTCCGCGATATCGTGACCGGCTCACGTATCTCGCGCCGAGCGTCTGGTTCGGCTGGAGGTTCTGATGAAGGCGTTTCTGCTCAATCCGCAAGTGTTCAACTACGTGATTCTCGCGCTTTACGGAGCGAACACCATTCGGTGGGCCGTTCAACGTAGCCTCGCTGATACGTGCTACTGGTTGAGCACACTTGCCATCACAGCAACGGTTCTCTTTCTCTACAAGCGCTAGGAGGGTCTCCCATGTGGGCATACGATGAAAACTGGGTCAACACACGGCTCGGTCCGACGTTCTACAGTCTGTATCAGGCGGCAGGACGGCTAATCGGGGACGATCCCGGTTATGCGGTCTGGCCGTCACGTACCATCTACGACATCTGTGCGGGCATGGACCCCGAACAGTCGCTCGCCAAGCATGCGGCAGAGTGTCAGGCGGCACTACAGCCGGCTCCGCCCCCCGGCACTCTTCCCGTGCCGCCACCCACGCGGGATGAAGCGCTCGCTATTCGTGTAGGGTTTCAGGGCGAGACCGTGACCACGTCGGCGTATGGGCAGTTCCCGGCGTTCGGTCCCGAAACCACTACGCTCGATGATGCCGACCTCCACGCGTACTGCGCGCAGCTGGCTAGCCGGGGCTGGACTCATGGCGAGATCGCCATCAGCTGGGAATACGACGAACCGGGCTTCGAGATGCCTGTGCCGGGTCGCGACCTGACGCAGAACCTGCCCGAGCTTGCTCGACGGATCGTCCTGATGCTTCGGCACTTCAAGGCCGTGCTCGTGTTCCTGGCGGGGGATGGACGGTCGGCTCCGCAGAACCCGGATGGCAGCTGGCCCTACAACGATCCAACCGGCCACACGTATGGCTGCGAATGGTTAATGGCCAATCTGCCGCGCATCCTGACCTACCTGCAGTCCAGCCCCTACGGCGACCTCACGAAGTACTGTGTGTTCGTGCCGGGGTATGACGGCGTGTTCTATGGTTGGGGCAACGAGGGGACGCCCGACCTCCAGCCACAGCGCGTGGTGGACTTCGGCAATCTGTTTCGGTCGATCCTGCCGAACGGCTATCTGGCGATCGAGCATTCGACCGGGAAAATTCCCGTCGGTGAGGGTGGCAGTGACTGGGCTCCAGGCGGACGGATGCTCGTGTTCGATGCCGTGCTCTCAGAGTTCAACTGGCCGACCACGGGCGATCAGGTATGGCAGATTGTCGCTCGGCTCAATCGCCCCTACAATCGTCCGCCCGATCAGCCGAGCGGGGACGATCCGAATCCGCCGTTCTACCTGGGGACGCCGACGCCCAGGGGCCCGGTGTTCTACGTGCCATACGAATACGCGACCTATCAATGGACGCGCGGAACCGTGAGCGCCGCTCAGGTCCAGACGTCTCGACAGTACTTCTACAACATGGGGTGCCACAATGTCTGTTGATCCAAACGCCGTCAACGCGGTTGCGCAGAAACGGGAACGTCTGTCGCGAGAGGAAAAACCCGTTTATCCGAACACCCTGTTCGTGCGGAAGGACGATGCCGCAGAAACCAAGGCGCGCATCGACGCTGCTCACATGGCAGAGCAGGCCCGTTACGGCCGGCCCTCCAACACCACGCCGTCGCCCTCTGCGCCGTGCGAGCCGTTGGTCGACTCGGGTCAGCTGGTTGGACAGGCTCTTCGTCAGCTGTATCGCGATCGTCTCACCCATCTCCGTCGCCTGCGGGCGGACTTCCAAGCGAGCGTTGAGCGCTGTTCCCGCCAGATCGAAGAGCTTGAGCGACTCACCGAACTGACGCTCGGGTAGTTCGAGCCGTACGTACGTTTGGGGGTCGGGTCCTTCCACCCGATCGATCCTGCGCCGGGATCCGACCCCCCAACCCTCCACCCACACACTGATCTCGAAACCTACTCGAAGCACACGCGTGAGTAGGGCCACTTCCTCCCCAGGGGGCCTGCCGGTCGGATGTGCGCCGTGGTTTGACCCTCCGCGCGCACCTACGGAACCGCGGCGCGCACATCGGCCGCATATCCGCGCGCACATACGAACCGTGTAACCGGCGGACCGTCCGACAGTTTGGACGGGTGACAATGGGACAAGGGTGGCC